ATTTGCTATGATGCGTGATTAATGTTTCAATAATGTGATTTTTGTTGTTACTTCTTGCTTATCTTAACAAATACCTTACCACCCTTTACAACTTCACCCTTTTCTACGTATAGGCTAGCAACCTGCGAATCATCTAACCAGACCTTACATTCTGTCAAACCGTCAAGTAACGCTTTAAGGTAGTTATCTACATCATACTTAGCTTTTGTTTTTGGATATAACGTAATAGACACATGTACGTCATAATCTATATTATAGACCTTGCCTATATGTTGCCATAATGATTTTTTATATTGCTCACCATTAGGAGTTGTAATCAACGTAGCATAGGATTTACCGCCCTTGCGTTTTCGGGTTACTGGTGTGCGATAGTGGTTTAATGTTGGTGGATATGGTAACTCTAACTCTATGCACATTTGACAAATACCCCAATTATGTTATATTGAATAAACCCAAATAATAAAGCTAACAACCTTTAGTGTTCAAAAGTTATAATTATTCCCCAAAATAATTATTGATTACCCCTCATTTAGAGGGGTTTTCTTTTGGGTTAATATTCGCATGTATTTCTCACATCCCAAATATCGTTTAAACTATCAATTTGATTTATAGCTGATTCAATTAAATTCTGTATATCTTCTAACATTTTTTTATATATAACTTACCATCATAATAATATGCTATACTACCATCTAGTTGGATGGGTTGACCGCACCTTTTAGCTATTGCTAATTGGTTAGGTGTATAGTTAGTTATTATTTGTGCTTTCATAACTCATCCTCCATTTTATCAAACAAGTTATTAAACTTGTTACGATAGAAATCTATACAGTCGTGCTGTATGCCGTCAAAATTGCTGTATTGTTGTTCTATGTATTTGGCTGTTACTTCCATTAAGATATCGTCTATATCGTATGTAGCTTCAATTGATATATTCCCGTATTTCTTATCTTGCAGGGCTAACAATACGTTATCTTCTTCGGTGAAATAGCCTACTAGTTGTTTCATTCTTTCTTTAATTCTCATCGTCTATATCCTCCAAAAGATTATCAATTTTAAAATTTATTTCGTTTATAGCTTCTTCAATTTCAAATATTTGCTCAACGCCCATATACTCAAAGTTTTCAGATACTTTTTTTACTTCTTGCAGTATTGCCGTAGCCTTATCTAGCCTATGTTTATAGTATGTTGCTTTACTACGTTTTGTTAGTTGTTTTGTCATTTAATTATCCTCTTTGGAAATTGCTTTTATAATTTTCTGCTTCACTCTTCACCCCATAATATAAAGTTTGGTAAATAAGCCCACATGAGATAATCGCAATCAATAAACCAGTCTTTGGACTCTAACTCCTCACAACCAGTTGATTGATACTCTACTATCACTTTTGCATTTTTAATCTCAAACAAGTTAGCCCCTGAACCATCAGCGTATAAAGCAACTATTTTACAATTATCGCTAGGCATCTCTTGGTAAAATGTTTTCCACATGTTATTTACTCTCCTTTTTTAAACTAGTCGAATTCGACCCCTTTAGATTATTGTTAAATTCTTCATGACACTCTTCACTACAAAAGCTATGCACCTCATCAAGTACGCAATTGCCATAGTCTGAATCTGCATATATTCCGCAGTTGTCACATATTATCATGCTCATTACTTGCCCTCCCTAAAATCATTATAAGCACGTACAATACTATTATACGTATCAATTGTTGTTCCTGACTTGCCATTTAACCAATTGCTAAATGTGGCAGGGTTAACGCCAGCACGTAATAATATTTTACGTACAGTATAACCCGAACCCTCTATTTGTTTCTTTATATTTTCTGGTTTAATCTCTTCCATTAATCTACCTTTTTATATTTAACGCCATTAATTGTTATTACATCTTGCTCTACAACTTCATGTTCTCGCTTTTCTTCTACGCAATCACATGGGTTAAAGCCGAATATTTCTTCAAAAACAACTGGGTCAAAGTTAGGTAATTTAAAAGTTTTATCCCTATCTTCTTTATCCGCATTTTCCCAAGCTTCAATATACGCCGCTTTTAAGCTAGGATAGCATTTCAGATAACCACCTGTTGTAACATATGATGGGTAGGCTTCTTTTTCTTTATCCGTCATATTTGATTCATAAATCCATTCAGTTAAATCAACAAACATCCAATCTGGTTTATCTGCGTTTTCCCAATCCTTACGCTTACCCAATTTATTAAATATAAGCACTTCATCAAGCGTTATGGTGTTACAGTAGCCAGTGTTCCTGTCGCCAGTGTTATAGTCTCCAGTGTTCCAGTCGCCAGTGTTACAGTAGCCAGTGTTCTTGTAGCCAGTGTTCCAGTTGCCAGTGTTCCTGTCGCCAGTGTTCCAGTTGCCAGTGTTCCAGTTGCCAGTGTTCCTGTCGCCAGTGTTCCAGTCGCCAGTGTTCATGTAGCCAGTGTTCTTGTAGCCAGTGTTACAGTTGCCAGTGTTATAGTCGCCAGTGTTACAGTCGCCAGTGTTATAGTCGCCAGTGTTATTATGCATGTCATTACCTACATTTGAAATTAAACAATACACCTATATTATATTATTATAATATATATAGCAATAATAATTTATTATATTTTTTTATAAAAAGATGTTGACTTATATTATCATTGCTCTTAAACTAAACTTAGAACAACCCATCGGGGAAATAATTATGGCTTTTAAAAATGATGTATTTTTTAGTGCAGAGTTACGCAACGGTGATTATCACGAAAATGATAGTTTAAGTGGCTTAGCACAGGATTTAATTAACTCATATTCAGAAGAGCCGTGTTTATATAACATGGAACTTACACGTTACAAGATACGCAACCATAGTGAACAAGTAATAACAGGTAAATATTGGGATGTATTTTGCGATGTAATCGACAAGGCTTTTGAAAATCAAGTAGAAACACCATATTAGGAGGTACTTATGACAATAGAAACACAAAAAGAATTAGAGCGAGTTATGCTTATTAATATGTTAAACGATATTATTAATGAGGAGACTATAACTCCGAAACGTGCAATACAGGCTACTAAGCTAATAGAACATGTAAATATAACGGATTTAACTGAGGATCAAATTGTACGCCAAAATAGATTAGCTGGTTATGGAAAAGAGAGGGTAAACTAATGGATAAACTGCAAGAGATAAAAGAATTAGTACAACATGGTCGTGATACATTTATTGGATATGTGACTTACCATGAGGCAAAGGGGCATACTGACAAAGCAGAATCTAACAAAGAACACGCTTATAAGCTGCAACTGGCAATGACAATAATAGATGAGCTTATAGAGGAGCGTAACACCTACAAAGACAAAAAGGACTAAATGACAAAGGATTTAAAATGATACTTAACGGAAAACCATATTTTAAAGAGGCTTATTTAAAGGCTGCATCACAACGAACCTTACAGAAAATAGCCCTAGCCATTATTAAGATACATGAGCCGCGTATAGGAGGGCATGACTTTAATAAAAACGATTTACTAATTATTGATAATAAATTAAGCAGGAGGTTTAAATGAAAAGATTATCGGGGAAGAAATTAAAAGAATTAAGAGAATTAAAAGGATTAAATAAAAATCAACTAGCAAAAGGTTTAGGTGTTCAACACAAAGATATCGTTAGATATGAAAAGGATGCCGTACGCTTTCCAGAAATGAAAACAGTTAAAAGGCTAGCTTTAATATTAAAATGTAAACCACAAGATTTACTAGAGGATGGCACGTACAAATTAAGACCATGTGTCGTATGTGGTAAGCTTATTAACCCAGATAGAGGGCGTAAGGCTTGTGGTGATATGCACGTTAAAGGTACTTGTGCATATAAAAGACACCATGAAAACATGAAGAAAAACCAAGAAAAATACAAAAGTGGTAATTATGCAGGTAGACCAAAACAAGATACACATAAACAGGAATCAGGACAGCTAAAACTTATTGAAGTACCTAACTACGCTGTTGAGATTACCACTGTGAAAAGTGTAGTAGATGAGGGGATTATTAGGGTACACAGCGAGGTACATCAAGGCGGTGTCTGGGAAGGGGCAATGCCTAATATTAAGACCGATAAGAATAAAAGAGAGTATTACGGATTTTACGATTGTACAACACATATATAGGCATAACATGACTGATATAGAAATTATTACGACAAGTGTATTTATTAGCTGGTTAATCATTGCACCGAATTGGAGGCGTTGGTTTAGAATGCTAACAATCTGTTATAGACGTGCTGCCAATGAATATGGCAATGACCTAGCATATGGTGAATTAAAACATTTAAAAGAGTTTCAAGATGAATAAATTATTAGAACAAATACAAATGCTAAACAATAAAGACTTTGAAAGTGTAGCTGCTGCTATGGATAAAGAAGGGACTTTTTTTGATGGTCATATATTAGATACAACTGTCTACATGCTAGAAGAAATGCAAGATAAAATAGACGATGTTTTTGACATTCCTATGAGTGTGCTTATAGATACAGAAATCAACTATTGTCTTAATTTCAATAAGGTTGATAAGGTAGACATTAAGATGCTTGATAAGGTTGTAAATCTAACTTCAGCCCTAGAAAAAGCCATTGAGCAGCCTTATATTGCTACTTAATTTGCAATCTTTCTTCTAAAAACGGCAAGTTTACAACATCTTCAGGTGTTTGCTCTGATGGATTGCCTATAAAAAATCCTGCTATCTCGTAGGCTTTAGCTACCATTTCTGAGCAGAATAGCTTTTCATAGTCAGGCTTTGATTCTAGAATGTAATCCCATGTATCTATAGCGGATTGAACCGCTCCTATTGTATCGTATTGGATGCGCTTTCTATGGCGGTTAGTTAACCACATATACATAAAAGCTTGCCTGGCCTCACTTATTGGATTTCTTAATTTATGCCAATAAACCTGACCGTCATAATCTTTGATACGCTCTGATAATGCCTGTATTTGCACTCCTTTTATATACTCACCGTGTATCTTATCAGGCAATGTAACTAATGATGTTGACTCTATTATTAGCACACGCTCCTTGTCATACAAATCGTCACTAATTAACGCCTTTTCATCTTCCCTCGTAAGATTGTCCAAATGTATATTTGTTTTTTCATCCTGTATTTTATACACAATAGCAACGTGGCTTATATCGGACTTGGTAAATCCTTTTATAATGTTGGAAACGTGCCCCTTTCCACTAAATGAAATTAAATCAAATGGTTGTATCTGGTCTCTTAGTTCTTTGTACATATTATACTCCTATAAGTTCATAATGAACGAGGTCATTAAAAGTCTGGTCTGCAAAATCAAGGTCACTATCCCAATCACCGCCCCACCGTAATTTAATATTATGTAGCTTTGCACTTCTCATCATCAAACCACCTAAAAAATAAAAAGGTCGATGGTCTTCCCAAGGAATAACCATTTTATTATTTTTCTTATAATAGGGTGCTATATCTATAGCTCTAGACGGCTTAAAATTGTGCTTAGAGTGCTTAACTTTAGTTTTGCCTTCCGCATATAACTCTGTTTGCCTCTCAACGCTTCTGTGCGTCTCTATAACAATAATATCCATTTGCGAGCTAACTTCAAAAACTAGCAACTGCAATTTTTCATCAGCTTCAATTAACTTCCGCCTTTCTTTTTCACTTAGACCGTTCAACTTTCTCTCCATCTATAGCAGTAACAAACTTACCACCAAAATATCCCATTGTTCCCGTCAGTATTATTCCTACAATTGCCCACGCTATTGGTTTAACTGCTCCGAAAAATCCCTTGCTTTTGTTAATATCTTCACTAATTAATTCAATTTTTTCACTAATTAATTCAATCTTTTTTAGAAGCTCGGCATTTTTTAAATCTAAATGTTTTCTGATTTCATGCTCAAGGTTTTTAAAATCTTGTTTTAAACTTTTGACATCTTGTTTTACACCATCTAAATCTTTTTGGTTCTTGTTGTTGTGGTTAGTAAGGCGTGATTCCATGTTCTCTTTATCACGCTGTAACGCTATTATTGTCCCCGTTAAGTGCTGAATATCCTCTTCAAGTTTATATAGTCTCTTTTCTTCACGGTTTGTTTTTTCCAATAATACGGCGTGGTCTGCTGTGCGCTCATTGTCCCGCTTTTCACATTCCTTTAGTCTTGTTTCTTGACATTCAACAACCTTTAAAAGGTCAATCTTATCATTCATTACAGCCCTACATTATTAACACTATTCCAGTTATAAAAATCTTTTTGGCTAGCATATAATTGTTTTAGTCCATTTAAATCTGTATCAGAGCTACCTGTTTCACCCTGCAACCAAAGTATAAACCTTCCATTAAACTCACCCGACGCTATACCATCTAAGTCAAATAAAGCGTGCCAATCACCATTATAATCATTAGTAGTGCTAGTTAGCTGTCTTATACTAGCTTGTAATTCACCTTGATTTGTCATGTTTCACTCTCCTAATCACGTTTTATTTTACCAATATTAAACTAGTCTTTGACGCAATACCTGGTATTAAAGAACTATCTGTTGCTATGGATGTTAGTTTTGCGCTTTCCTCTGGTGTTAATCCTGTTGTATCTGTTTCTGCAATAAGTATAGTATTTCGCCATACAACATCAATACCACCACCGCCAGTTGTACTTGCTAATACAGGATATACTCCGTCAGTTCTAAATATTCGTCTGTTGTCTAGCTGTACTAAATTTGTTGACGTAGTGTTATCTAGATATAAACTTAACGTACCAGTGTTAATTCTAAAGTTAGCTTGATCTAAAGCAGTTATACCACCAAAAAACTCTCTTATACCCTGTGCAGTAGTCATATTATATACCCACCATGCATAAAAGTTTGATAAGTTAAAGTTTGTAGCCACTGCAACATCTACTTGATCGTTTGCATAGTCTGCAGCAAAATTTGCTACATTAGAACCATCTATAGCTAAAGTGTTATATACATCATCGTCTTGTTGATCTGCTAGTAATGACCATCCGTTAGATGTGTCTAGCACGTTAGCAGTATATTCAGCTTTTGCAGTTGTTCCGCTTACATAAGTTAATCTTACTCTAACTGTATCGCCGTCAGTGTAATCTGTACCTTCAACGTAAGTAGTACTATAACTAGTTCCCGAAACAATTTGATTCACTATTTCAGTGCCTGTTGTTACGTTGTATATTTGCAATCTTGAACCAGCAACAATATTAGTAATGCTAACAGGTTGTGGGGGTATTATTGTTCCATTAGCGTCAGTTCGGATTCCGTCAAATACAGCACCATTAGCTAGGGTAATAATACCCGTAGTTACCATATCCCCAGTAAAAGTACTGGCTTTAATTGTTATTAGGTTGCCTGTTATATCAAAAACTGTTGAGGCTGTTGAGTCTATAGTAACATCATAGCTTCCTGCGTTTATCTCATTACCTGAGCGTGACACTATGGTTGATGTCTCACCAGCAAAATTATCTACCAAATAAGATTTAGCCTTATCATAAAATTTCTCGGGAGTTCCTATATCTGTATAAGCATCCACTGTGGATTTACTCAACTCACTTAAAACAGAGTCCGATATTAGCACTCTCTCGATACTGTTTGTAACATCAAGTCCCCTTAGGTCTACGTCCGTGTAAGTATTAAGAAGCTTGCTATATGCTATCAGGAACACGTCCATCTTATAATCTTCTGAATTGTTCTTAGTCCTATAATCCACCGTCCTAGCTGATGAAAATTTCCCCGTTTGCTCATTTTGACCCACCTGAACATTAGCTAGTAGTACATCGAAAGATAGTACACCCGAAGCATTTGAAGAACCTGTATAAACGATGTCAGATGTCAGATTCTGTATCTTATTATAACGGTTGCCGTTATTGGTATCTGTAAACCAAGCCTTTACACCTTGTAAGGGATTATTACTTTCGTCAATAACTGTTATGTCTAGGTTTTTACGCAACTTAACCCAACCCCCGCCTGAAGCACTGCGGTGGTCAAAGTGCACAGTAGCTGTTAAGGGTTTATCGGAGTAGCCATACACAGTATAGAATGAACCAGGACCAATAAAGGCAAGATCGATAGTGCATCCTATAGGATTATAGCTGTTTAGCGTTATTTGACCGTTATTGGCTCCTCCGTATACTAATGCCCCTTCAGCGCAAAATCTGGGAGAGTAATTGTCTAGTTTTATAATATCCGCCGTTTCTATACCAGAGGTACTCTCTAACAATATAAGACCGTCTGCGTCTAAATCTCCCTGAGAACCTGCAAAACGTAAAACATTCTTAGATCCATTGGCTGCCGTGCCTAATCTAATGAGCGAGGGACTTTGCACAGTTAGTGTTGAATTTGTACCTAAAAAATTAATATGTGAGTTACAATAGAATCCGCCCCCATTCATAAACAGTTCCCCGCCGTTGTTTATGTGAACGCCCTGATTAGTGTTAAAATGGTCGTTAGTTCTGGCCATACTTCTTACGGCCAACTTTTGAAAACTTTCTGTTACCCCATTTAAAGTGGATGTATCTTCTAATTTTAGCGTACCTGCTATCGTCATCCATAAGAAAGAATTGTTTGTATGCGGAAATACTAATTGATCGGTATTTGCATTAATCGTTAAATCACCATTTATTGTAAGTGATATCCCTGTGTTAAATGTAACTCTACGATATGTATTAGCCCCATCTGTAAATGATTCGAATGTGCATCCTGAAACACCATTTAACCCTGATAGGTTTGTGTCTGTACCAGTCTGAGTAATTGTGCTACCCGATAAACTAAAAGACATTCCATAACCTCGCTAGACTTAACAATACAGAGGAAGAAACGCCTGCCAACCCTGCATTTATTAAATCTTGTGGCGTGTCCCTGTTCGAGCTTGAACCGCCTGTTTGAGTAATAACGTTTCCTGATTTTGAAAAATTCATAGTTTACACCTTACCCACATTTATAAAAAATAAAAATAGAGCCATTACGTCCTCGCAAAATTAGATATTACCGCTTTAGTGCTGTCAGTGTAATTAATTGTTATTGTTCCCACGGTAGTACCGCCTGAACCACCTGTTTTATAAGTATATACTTCTTGCGTATTTGTTGGATTACTAACGTCAACATAATCATATTCATACGGATAGCTAGCAGTTCTTATAGCACCATCAGAACCAACTTTGACATTATTGTATGTACTTCCACTTCCTTGACCTGCAAGTATGCTTTGCGTTAAAATAGATGTATCAGACGTGCTTGGAGCGTGATTTAAAGGGATAGCAGTTGCCCCGTCACCCATCTCCGCTATTAGTTTAACATCTAGACTAACATTTGTTACAGTTGAGCCTGTGTTATTTTTAAGATTTATTTTAATAAATCGTTGACGCACTAGGAACGTGCCTAAAAAAAATATATTTCCTGTATATGTAAATGAATTTGTTAAATCGGGATATGTAGTTGTATCTGGGTCAAATGGGTTAGTAATGGTTTCCAAAGTAAGGCCACTTGCGCTCGCAACATAATCTATTTGATATTTTTCATAAACACCAGCATCTCGCCATCCACTACTAAGCGAAGCACCATCTGCCAAACTATCTGCATGATAGGAAAAAACAACATCTGATAAACCTGACTTTTCACTCATTTACGCTCTCAAATACCAATATAAACCAATTGACTTTTGTACAACTGAACTTGCAGAGCCACTAAATGCAAAACTATTACCATGCGTATGCGCTGCACCAGAACCCAAACCAACCTGATAAGTTAAAGACCTTGAACCACTTTGTGAAGCTGCTATTTTAACACTTCCAGTGGATGAGTTATTTACATCACCAACATTTGATTGTGATAACGTTACCGTTGCTGGCAACTCTGCCTCTGTTAATGCATGACTTGAAACGCTACCAGTTATAGAGCCTGTACTCGCCACTGTTGTAGCACCTGCCGTATCTCCTACTGTCGTGATTGAACCACCACTCGAAACGCCCATAACAACCCTATCTTGAAAATCAGGAGTAGTAATAGCCTTATCTGCATCCCAGTCTGCTTGTGCGGAAGCACCGCGCCCACCAGCTACAGGAGCTTGCCCATCTGCGAAATTATCCCATAAATATTTATAGTGTAATTCGTACTGTGTTCCAGTTATATCGCCATTTGTTGTTTTAGATAATGTTTGGCTATCTAAAGGAACTTCATTAGTTCGTGCTGAACTGTGCGCTCCTGATATTATTTCAGGTAATGGCGTAGGATTAACAACTTGAAAGTTCGTGCCATCATATATAATAGTATATAACCTGCCAGATACTAACTCACCACCCTGCAATGCAGTAGCACCGTTTTTAACAATACTTTTTGCACCAACGGCGTTAAAATTGATGGTAGATGCCCCCGTATTAGTAGCGTTTATATTAACTAAAAATCTTTGCCCTGCAACATATGCCGTAACTGAGGGGCTTAAATTTGCAACGTATGTATTGGCACTGCCAGTGGTTGCTATATAAATTCCACTTCCATCTTGAAACTGCCCCATCGCAATGTAATTATTTCTTGCGGTTGCATTGCCTACACCAGTATGAATATTACCATTCATAGGTAAATTGCCAGTAGCTGAATTTTGCCCGTCTTTTGTAATACAATTATTAATACCGTTTGTAAAATCAGTATCGTTTGCATCGTGCCTGTCTGCACGAATCTTAATACCGTTTGCAGCATCTGCAACCCAACTATGGGTTTTAGTAAATGTGCCGCTTCCGTTCCATCCTGCCATTATTCAACACTCCATGTTGCTTTTTTTTCTTGTTTAGGCTCAATTAAAGCCATAATAAGTACAAATAATAGTATATTAGCTAATATCATTTATCCTCTCCCATTGCTTGCCCCATGTATGCGCCAACTATTCCGATATATTGCGAAATGTCATCTTTGATTGCTGGGTTATTAATTGCAGTTTGTTCCATGCGTTTTAAGAATGTTCTAAATGTACCTCGATTTATTGGCTGGTCTGCTGCTTTTGCTAAACTTTTAACAAAATCTTCATTAGTCAAAAGTCTTGCACTTAAATTAGCACCTACACCAGTTTTTACAGCTGCTACGGGGTCAAAGGTACTTAATCCAATTAACGCAAAATTACCTAAATTATCAGCTGTCCTTGAGGTGTTTACAAACTCTTGCGAACTTTTAAGAGTCTTGCTTATATCAATAAGTTTATCTAATGCTTTGCGGTATTCACCACTTTGTTTACCAAACAATATTGATTTTCCTTCTGGCGTAAGAGCTTCGTAATCGCTTATAAACTTAGCAACACTAAATTTATTTTCATTATTTCGGCCAAAACTTTGCACTACAGCATCTCTTACAAGTTCCCTATCGCCTTTAGGAATTGCACTGAGTATCTTACTTGCTTTTACGTCACCAACCTTTGAAGATGTTTTTAGCTGGTTAAATATCTGTCCTGCATCTGCCCTATCACCTAAATATTTTTTTAAATTTTTTTCTATTTTATTGATACCATCTGCATAAAAATCATTTGCTTTATCAAAAGCCTGTAACGCTTGTTTTCCTTTTGCAGCTGCTGTACTTCTCATATCCTCACTTAGGGAAGCATACAACTGCTTAGCTAACTTATTTTCAACTCCAGTTGTTACCACGTCCTCTTTTATAATTTTACCAACCTCTGAGCGATAAGCTTTTAATGCATTGTATGGCAACACACCTTCCGCAGCATCTTGCGCTATGTCCGACATTAAACTAAAAGCTCTATTAGACTGTAATCTTTTTTGTAGTTGCGGTTGGTTAGCAAACTCACCAGACTTTACTTCAAATAACTTTGTAGCATTACCAACTTCTGCAATATCATCTGGCTTTATAAAATTATCTAATTTATTATATAGTTGATCAGACTTATTTTGAAAATTATTTATAAAACCCCTGATTCCTTCTTGAATTTTAAGTCCTGCTTCTTGCCCTGTTATCTCTCCTTGTTGTTTTGCCAACCTAGCAACACCTCTTTCTATTCCTTGCAGCGTTTCATCTATGTTATTTGTTACAACTGATGTCGAACCTAATGTACCATTTAAAATACTTCCCAAGCGTTTTATAGTTGGACTGTCTGTTACCGCTAGTAACGAAGGTTTTACGCCTGACTCTGTAAAGTTTTTTACTACAACTGGATTTACCTTAAATAAAGATTCTGCAATCGTCTTTACTGGTTGTGAAACGCCATCTGCAAATTGTGTTACTTTCTTGGCAATAAAAGGAGTGGCTTTTTCAAATACTTTTGCACCAACTGGGGCTAGCACCGCACCTGTTACAGCGTCTTTTAATATACCCTCAGTTGTTTCTGCCTCACTTAATCCACCAGCTTCAATCGCTCCTGTTGCAGCCAATGCCGTTGGAGTTGCTGCCCTTCCTATATTTGCACCTCTTGCCAATGCTTGAGCACCTTTAAACACACCGCCGCCTACTGGTAAACTAGCACCTATTTCAACAGCTCCCGTAGTTATAGGCATTTCTTCTCTTGCTTGCTGTCTTCTTGCAGTCATTCTTTGCGTAGCTTCTTCTGTTAGCTCTGTAAGTGTAGCATCATCTACACCCATTGCTTTAGCAATTAACGCACCCCCCAGCGCAATAGCAGGGTCTGCAAACCCTAAAGTAACCCCCCTTGTAGCAACCTCTGTCAAAGCTTGCCCTGTTTCTAGTGGGGCTTGCGTTACTGTTTGTGTGATTTGCTCTTTCGGTGTAAATTGTTTAGATGCAAATGCAGTCACCTGCTCAGGGGTAGTCCCCTCTGGCACTTCAAAACGCCCTATTCTGCCATCTGGTAATTGTACTTTTGCTATTGGCATTACTCAAACCCTAAAAATTTTATACTTTTTGGCTCTGTGGAATCTTGTGTTATTCCCTTTTTCTTTGCTATGCTCTTTTGTCTTTCTAAACCTTTTGATATTATATTCCGATACTCTGTTGCTGCCTGTTTAAACTCTTCTTCGGATTGCGTTAAACTCATTCTAGTAACTGCTGCCTCAGCTTTGTTACTTTCTGTATCTGATATCGCACCACCACCTTTTAATTGTTGCCTAGCAGCCAAGAAAGCTCCGCCTTTTAATTGTTTTAATCTTTCTGCAAAAGAAGCTGCATCTGTACCTGCTGTAAATCCACCACCTGGTCTGTCTAAATCTCCAGCATCTGTGAAAGGGAGTTTTTGCAAACCAAAACCTACTGCCGCATTAAAGCCTGGATGTTCTAGTAAATCGTCAATTAATTGTATCGTATTTTCGGCCTCTGCCTCCGCTGCTACAATAGCAGCCTCCTCCTCTAACTTAGCGGTTTCAGCTTTTTTTTCTTTTTCGCTTATTACACCTTGCGCCTTTTGTTCTTCAAGTTGTAATCTTCTTTCATCTATATCAGCTTTTCTTTGCCGTTCACGTGCATTTATTTCATCAAGAGTAGATTGCCTCTGCCTATCAAAAGCCCTTTCTTTCCTTCTTTCAGCTCTCTCAAAGTCTGCTTGCTCAGCTTTAAACTCCTGCTCTCTTTCCAACAGTCCAGTCTCAAAGGCTCTTTCTTCTTCTATTTTTAACCTTTCTGCTTGCGCTTCTGCTGCTGCAATAGCCTCTTGTGTACGCCCTTTTTCTGCACCTATATCTTGCAACTCTTTAGAACCAAAAAAAGCAGCTATGCCCCTTGCTAGTGGGTGTGCGTTTCTATCATTAGCTTTTTGTAATAGATTTTTAGCCAAAGCCTCTCTAGTGTTTAACTCTGGTAAAGGCACTGTGCCTTGAATTCTACTAGGCTGTGATTGTAATGCGCTTATTAATTGTCGATTCTCATCATCTACAATTTGCGTAGGTTGCTCAAAAGATTGTTGAGGCTGTTGTTGCTGCCTTGCTAAGAACTCAGCTAAGAAATTTCTATCTCTCATCAACAACCTCCATTTCTAAACCAAGCTTATCATAATAAACACCGTAATAACCATTATCCATAACAGTTACCGCCTCTGGTGTAGCCTTCATTACTTCTTGTGCCATTACACCCTTAAATCTAGTAGGATTGCCTATGTAATTATAGTGGTATAAATTATATCCTTTTTCATTACCAACATGCTTAATATTTTCTTTTAACCTATAATCAGAAAATGCCGCAACCGTAGCACCTGCACTTGCCAAATCGCCAATGAATTGCAACTGTTGGTTTTGCTGTTGTTGTGCAAATTGTGATGCCCCCAATTGATTTGCAAAACCTTGATTAATTATACTAGCCACATCAACTGTTGGTGCATTGAATGGCTGAAAAGGAGCGGCGAAGCCACCCAATGCCCCTAATTCCCCGAACTGCTGCGCCCTTTGCTGTTGTTCTAGGTTGGCTAACGCTAGTTGTTCATTTACTTCTTGCCCCCTTAATGCCGCTGATAAACTAGCTAGCCTGTTTTGTTCTACTCTGCCTGCTTCGATAGCACCAAACGCTAAGTCTTGTTGCCTGTCGCCAACTGACTGGTCAAATCTAGTCAATTCTTTTTGTGCTGCCTCGCTTGATAATGGGATGCCTCTATCTGCTAAACTCTGCACCAAATCTCTACGCTCTTGCTCTATTATTGGTGCTAATCTTCTTTGCCCTGCTTCAAACGTTTCTTGCTCTAGTCTCAAAGCATCGTCTGCAAAATCCCCTAGCAATGGTGTTTGTAATCCGCCCTGTATATCCGCTGCGCTTCTAAAACCACCTAATTGAGTTCCTTGCAGTTGACTTACCAAGTCCAACGCTGCAGCTTCTCTTTGCTCTCTAAATTGCTGTTGAAATGGGCTTTCTGTGATTCTTACGCCTTCCGCATCAGGACGTGGTACGAAGTTGCCCTCTTCGTCTATGGTGCCATATTCTAACGTGCCTTGCGGTGTGATTTGAAATAACTGTGTAGCTTGCTTTTGCTGCTCAATGGTTGCACCTGTATCTGGTGCTTGCGGTGCTGGCGCTGGGTCATCCCCAAAGCCAAACGCTTTTCCTAATGGTCCAGGTGTGAATATGTCGCCCATCGGCTCGCCTCCCAATCTTCACGCAATATAGAAAATTGCATTATATCTTCAATTCCTGCTGGCTTTCTTAGGATTCCTTCAAGGGTAAAACCAGCCAATTTAACTAATCTTACCGCTTGGCGATTGCTTGCGTGTGTCACTGCGGTTAACCTATTATAACAAGAATCTTTGAAAAATAAAGATAAAATTAGTTTTATAGTTGTAAGGGGATTCCAATCTTTTCTAAAAGCTGCCAAACTAATACTAGCCTCCAACTCTTGTATATTGCTTTCCTTGTGCATTAAGAAGCTGTTAAAAGCCCACGCAACTGAGGGCTTGCCCTCCTTTATAATTCCATAACATTGACACTTTCTATAATCTATCCTATCTGGGATAGCTTCATTTAGTTTTGTACCCCAGTACCAATTGTTATTTAAACCATTCTCTGAACTTCTAGCGATATGTTCGTTCCCAACCATTTAAACTGCGCTCCCTGAATACTAAACTGTATTACCGTTGATATTGCTCTACCTGTACCCGCTACACTAAATTTAACATTCCTTGCCGCTGCCGCTCCTGCCCATTGCGACTCATCCCATATTGCTGTATTCCAGTCGGGGCCTATAGGCTCACTTTGTGCCGTGTTAGTTACTGGTTTATCTATATAATCGTAGCCTATTTCAGCTCCAAGAGTTGAGGTACCATCAAATAAATAAGTTATTGTAAGATTTTTGACATTCTTAATATTTGGTATATTAACGGTTGAATAAGCCTGTTGTGCTACGCAATCTATATTACTACCATTATCACTAAATCCACTATCAGCCTTATAAACAACACCGTCACCGCCAAAGTACAGGCCGTTATTAAAACTTGCAAATACAGTAGCGTTCCACCCAGTAAACAAACTAGGGGCTTGCGTTTGAAATACTGTGACATATTGAAAGTAGTTACTGCCATCAACTTCTGGTACATTAACAATCAACCACCCTTTATTATTATAAAGCGACAATTGCCAATCGCTATTTGTTCCGTAAGTGTTAAAAGCTTCTCTTATTGCGCCGCCTAATTTTGATGGCTTTAAAAGTACACCACCAAGCTCACCAGAGGCGTTTATAGTATCACTTAAAGCTACAACATCTTGCCTAGTAAGTACGATTATATCACCAGCAAACTCTATTGCAGAACGTTTATTAATTGGTGCTGGTATAAAGTACCTTCCAACTAAAGCCCAGTTTGCAGCTGTACCAGGGTCATTTCCTTGGTAAACTATAACCTCACCTGTATCTAGGATAAACGCTGCATAATCATCTGGCCCGCTTCCACCATCCCTAGAAATAGATTTCATTATTAAAAGATTTCCACCAGTCTTTGAGACTTCATTTAATGGAAATTTAGTAAAAGCCCCTTGTATGGCATTTGTAGCACCATAGTAAAAATTAGATGTATCAGTGTCCCAAACATACATTCTTGATTTATGAACGTTTATACCATCAACATTAGATGGACCATCTGTGTGCAAATCATTTGAGTATGACGCATCAGTTGAATTTGTACCGTCATATATTTGCGGTGTATCAGCACCATTTACAAGCACCATAGAGCCGCTTAATTGAGCACTTTCAAAGTCTGTATTTGTAAAGCCCGTTTTAACGATTGTTGCCGTTCCTCCGCCTGTTCCTAGCGAATATAAAACAGTCCCAGCACCGACAACCAATTGTTGCGTTGTTGCGTTCTTATATTCCGATAGATGATTAACAGTGCCAGTCATGCCTGTACCAAAACTATCAAAACCTAACCTTGAGGATATGCCATCAGGTTCAGATATAACATTTTGAAATTGCACCGCATCTAACAAAGGCATAGCAGAACGTGATTCGCGGGTATTTAACCCTCCATTTGGAACAGGTATTTCAACTTGTCTAGCCGTGCCTCCTAATTGCTGTACTACTGCTTCCCTCATAATCCTACTCCTGTATCTGGCAAGTTAGGGTTTCTGGTGTTGTAGTTATATTTAGGTCCTATAATTCTTTTTGGTGTTTCTGCTGCTATTAAATCCTCCCTAGCATCTTCAAATTCTTTTAATTCTACCGCTGCTGGCAAGCCGTCACCTGCTTTTAACTCGTATTTCAAACCAAGCTCCATTAAAAACTCTGGAAATCTAACCTCATCATCATCAGCTGTGAAAGCTGCCTTTGTTGTTGTTCCACTTGCATCTATTATCCAGTTTTTGGAGATATATTCAAACACGATAGTGTCGCCTGTCTTATCAGGAGTAATTAAGATATTATTATCTTGTTCACGATAATAACGAATAATACCAACATTTGTTACAACGGAGCTTTTAAGCACCTGCCACTCTTGAGGCGTAACTAGTGACATCTTTCTATAATTAGACCTATCCCAGTCAGTGTCATTAATATAACGCAAAAAATCACCATCTGTAAAAACACTAGAACGAGAATAAGAGCCTGTACCATTACTTGTAAACGTCACCTCTTTTTGTATAACTTGCCAATCATGCATGGCCGAAAGCTTTTTGCCCACTTTATTTAGCAAGGCTAACGCTTTCTTTACATACTTGTCATTATTCCCCACTACCGTTTGAGGCTCTTCCCCTAGTAGTGTTTCGTTTGTTACGTTTTGTATTATTGTTAGTAGGCTCATCACCACTCTCCAATTTTAAATTAGGCTGTTGCAGCTTTTTTATTTCTGCTTTTAGCTCTTCAATCTCTTTTTCCAACTTTTTAGCGTAGTTATCACCCTCTAAAAATAACTTTGCTTTCTTTACTAAATCCCTACCTTCAAACAGGTTCTTTATACCCTTCTCGTGTAAGTTAGCCAACTGCTCAACTGTTTCTACTTTTAACGCTTGTAAATTAGCTACCTGAGCTGGTGTTATGCTTGGCAACATATCAAGCGGTATACCGTTCTTTTTGTCTTCTTCACGGTTTAAATAATTATTCCATTGAAACTCAAACCTTTCTTTATCC